AAAAACACATAATGCGCTATATAATGACACGTTATACAGTGTATCTATATCAAAACGCGTCACAGTGTGCCATATTATAACCATCGGAGCGGCAATGGTTGCTGTTTCATTCATAGTTTACGCAATTGCGTAAACATTACGAAAGGATTAGACATCATGTCTAAAATCTCAAACGTAGCGCGTCCAAGCGCAAACTTCATCCGTACTGACAACAAAGCAAACAAGGCAAGTGACGATTTATATAGCGCATATGTTGAGGGTAATTGGACAACTGAAACGTTCATGTCACCAAAGAATGGCGGCACCATGTCGCTGGGTGATTACAATGCTTTCCGGCTGGATATTGCCAGATTTGCAAAGGTCACTAATCAAAAAACCGGCAAGCTTGTTGACTTGTTAACACCAACTGAAAAGAAATGGTTTGTACTTTATGAGTCAGAGGCTAATGGCCTAGCGTTTAAAAAGATCAAGCGCAATGCCAGCAAGCCAGTCGCCGATGCCATGCAAGCCGATATAACCAACGCCAAGCAATTAGTTGGCAAACGTTTCGGCGAATACAAGCGCAAAGCCGAGGCATTTGATCGACGCGCTAATCCAGCGACTAAGACTGCAAACAAGACTGCACCTACGCTGGAACGGCTGGAACGCGACGGTAACAAAATGCTGGGCTGGATCGAAAAAGACACTGATTTAGCTGACCGCATCCAACTGCAAAAACTTGCCAAGCAATTGTTGGAAGCCGTCAAGACTGCTAAAAAGCAATCTAAATAACACACTATGCCAGCCCAGTAATCACGCTGGGCTGGTTCTCTTTTATGAAAGGTAACAAGTTATGAGAGAATCATTACAAGACTGGCGTACCAGAAAACTAACAGAGAAAAACGATAGGCACCAGAAACGTGTTATGAGTGACGCGCTCTGGTGTGGCATAGCGATAGGCATTGTGGTGTTTTGTTTTGGTATGTTAAACGCCGGATACAATATCCATATGGCTGTTATCTGCATGGTGACTGGGATGTGTTGGACACTGCTTTGTTTGTTTTGCAGGGTATGGTGGGTATGATGGAAAACCTAACATTATCCGAATTGCTGGCATGGTTAAACATGGCAGAAGAGACCGGACACTATCGCGGTTATTCACGGCATGCTATCGCATTAGAATATAACAGGCGTGTTAGATATCTGCAAAACGTAGGATACGAGCAGCTCGAAACTATATAATAATTAGGCAGGGATTTATTCCCTGCCTTTTTTTGTGTCCAAAATCTAGCGATGCCAGTTGTTAGTGAAGCGTCGAGCCTCTGTAAACAAACGAAACCAGTTGTTAGTGGAGCGCGGCGCCTAGGCTGTATACAACCCACACCATAACAAGTTTACGGAATTGCGTAAAGTTTGGTAAATGAGCGAGACCAGTTGTTAGTGAAGCGTTGAGCCTCATGGCATGTTTACGCAAATGCGTAATGTTCTAATGTTCTTTCTAATGTTCCGTAATGTTCGTTTTTTTTGGCTACGCGTGGAACATTATGTTTTCGTGGTAGCCTGTGGTAACGCATGGTATGCAATGATCATACTTGCCTATCAGAACATACTTATTCTTATCTAATCTTGTAGTAGTAGTATAATGTTCTTTTTTATTTTTATTACTAAGCTTTTATTAAAGACGCACTGACATGTTTTCAAATGTTCTTGAACGTGTTCGACCTCGAACGCGGATGTTAAAATCCTCCACAAAACGAACAATAGAACATTCCTGTATTTCCAATGCGTTACACGCCACCCACACAGAACATTACAGAACATTACAAAACTACCCACCGATAACCATAAAAACCCATAAACAAGTATTCGTAATAACTGTTCACCACGTATTGACATAAAACGCTACCTGTGGTAGTATACATCATCGCCAAATTTTGACTAAATTTTGGCACACTACAACCACATAGTTTACGCAAATGCGTAAAGAAAGAGAACGATATGACACAGGAACTTATTACTACACAAGACCAGACTTTACGCAATTCCGTAAAGTCTGAGGTATCAGCCCCGAGCATCGGATCATCTGCCATGCTATGCGAGTTATCCATCTCAACATGGACAGGACGCAAGAAAGATCGCAAAGCATCAGAGGACGTCACTGATGCGAACTTTGCAGCATCGGGTGTCGCCTCTGTACACAAGAAGCTACTCGCTGATTGCCAAGAACTCATGGCAGTACAAAAATTCACGGCTAACAGCCGCAACATGCACTACGCTATGACAATGCCGTGGTCTGACACAGGCTTGCGTCTTTTGCCAACGGCTCAATACTTCAAGTACCATCAAGCAATGACTGACATCCAGAATGAGTATGACAGGCTTGTTGACACGTTTCTACAAGGTTACGAATGGGAGATCACCCAAGCATCTGCAAAGCTAGGTGACTTGTTCAATCGTGATGAGTATCCATCAATCGACAGCTTACGCAACAAGTTCGGGTTTCGCTTGTCGTATATCCCATTGCCTGACAGTGGTGACTTCCGCATTGACATTGGCAATGAGGCAACCGAGCAAGTCAAGTCGCACTATCAAGACTACTATTCGGCACAGCTTAACAACGCAATGAATGATGTGTGGCAACGTACACACAAAGCGTTGTCTGCCATGTCGGAGCGTCTCGACTATTCGGACAATGATGACAAGAAGATCTTCCGCGACACGCTCGTGACCAACGTGCTTGACATGGTAGAACTTCTTAACGTGTGNAACGTCAATGGTGACGGCCAGATGACTGCGGCACGTATGAAACTTGANGACGCATTTCGTGGTGTCAATGCCGAGGCACTACGCGAGGACGAACATCTGCGGTCGGAGACTAAGCGTACCGTNGATGAAGTCATCAAATCACTACCATCTATNGGCCTTTAACTTGTTACGNNANTNNNTAACANAACTTATGAAATGGAGACTATCATGAATACAGCAACAGCAATGTATGCACTCGGACTTGATCAAGTAGCAAAACTTATCTTGTCAACAGGTAACAAGCGTACCGTACTCGCACAGGGTGACATAGGCACAGGCAAGTCATCACTACTACCAGCGATCGGCAAAGAGAAACCCGATCACACCTTATGCTACTTTGATTGCACCACCAAGGACTTGGGTGATATCACGATACCAAACATCGCCAAGATGGATGATGGCTCTGGCTATGTGACGTACCTCACCAATGAAGAGTTGGGCGCACACAACAACACGCCTATCGTTTTGATGATTGACGAGTTTGGCAAGGCTAATCCTGCGGTCAAGAACGCACTGTTGCGTCTTATACTTGAGCGTAAGATCGGCAGTTACACACTACACCCTGACAGCATAATATTTGCTACGACAAACAAAGGCTCTGAGGGTGTCGGTGACTTGCTACCAGCACACGCACGTAATCGTATGACTGTCGTGCAGACACGCAAACCTACTAACATGGAATGGATTGAATGGGGGATTAACAATGACGTCGACCACACACTACTTGGCTTTGCAAAGGACAACCCGCAAATCTTCTACTCTTTCGAGGACGTCAAAGACCCAGACGACAATCCATACATCTTCCATCCCAAGCAAAACCGAGCCGCGTTTATTACACCACGCTCGTTGGAAGCGGCAAGCGACATACTCAAAGAGAGGCATCTGATGGATGACCAGACTACGACTGCCGCACTCATGGGTACTATCGGTGAACGTGGTGCTATGGACTTGATGGCGTTTGTCAAGCTGGCTGACCAGATACCAAGTGCTGACAGTATCAAGCAAGACCCGAAGAACGCCAAGATACCAAGCAGTGCCGCTGGTGTGTGCATGGTGGTGTTCAGAACGCTTGCCTCTATCGAAGCTGACTGGATCAATCCATGGATGGACTACCTTGTTCGCCTCGACAAAGAAGCACAGGGTATGTTTGCCAATGGCGTACGCGCACCCAAGTATGCCAAGCAGTCACTTGTTATGACAAACAAGAAGTTCACACAGTGGGCTATGGACAACAACTATATGTTCGCGGCTGACAAAAAGTAATCTTTACGCAAATGCGTAAACAATCGGGTGGGGTATGTGCCTCACCCAGAAAGGACAGACCAATGCTTGCTATTGGAAAAGAACTGACTACCGAACAACGACTGAACAAATGCACAGTCGATATCATGGGCAACCCCAAGTATATCGCACTGGCTGGTATTATGATGATTGGTGAGAAGCGTATCTGCGAGACAACGCCGACAGCATATACCAACGGACGTGATGAGGTGTACGGGCGTGTGTTTGCTGACCAGCTTAACGATGCTGAGTTTCGCTTTCTCATACTGCACGAGTGCTATCACAAGCTGTATCGTCATCTTATAACGTGGCAGCATCTGTGGAAAGAGAACCCACAGCTTGCGAACATGGCGATGGACTTTGTTATCAACCTCAAGATTGTCGATGACAACAAGGATGGCTTTGCTACCATGACAGGCGCACTCACAGTGGGTTGTTATGACGAGAAGTATCGTGGCATGGACACAGCCCAAGTCTTCAACGCACTCAAGCAAGACCCACCAAAGGGTAAGGGTAACTCTGGTGCAGGAGCGCCCGGAAGCGGTGATGGTACACAGGGTAACTCGTCACCACAACCATTCGACGAGCATGACTTCGAGGGCGCACAAGAGCTATCGGTGGCTGACCAACAAGAGTTGGCACGAGACATTGACGAGGCCATACGCCAAGGCGCATTGATTGCTGGCAAGATGGGATCGGGTGGTGATCGTGGTTTGCAAGAGTTGCTACAACCACAAGTCGATTGGCGTGAGGTTATGCGTGACTTCATCACAACCACTTGCACAGGCAACGACTACTCGACATGGCGCAGACCAAACAGACGTTTCATGTCCAGTGGCGTGTATCTGCCAAGCGGCATATCCGAGCGTGTTGACGAGTTAGTGATTGCCACTGATATGTCTGGCTCTATTGGTGATCGTGAAGTGTCTGTTGCTCTGACCGAGATCAAGTCAATCGCTGATACTGTGCATCCAGAAGCAGTGCGTCTGTTGTACTGGGACACTCGGGTATGTCAGGACGAGAAGTATGACATGCACGAACTCGACACCATGATACAGTCAACCAGACCCAAGGGTGGCGGTGGCACTAGTGTTGAGTGTGTGCCAGCTTACATGACCGACAAACATATCACACCACAAGCTGTTATCGTGATTACCGATGGCTACCTTGGCGGATCGTGGGGTCAATGGTCGTGTCCAGTGTTGTGGGTCATCATCGACAACAAAAATGCAAAGCCCGACTGTGGCATTACAGTCCATGTAAAATCAGGAGATATGTAAGATGGGATACCGAAGCGATGTAGTCATTGCAGTAGCGATGGCAAGTAAAGAGAACATGGACGAGTTACTGTCCGTCTATGCTCTCAATATGTATGTGCAGAAAGAAAACCTCATACCCGAATGGGAGGTGGGTGAGTATGAGGGCGCATGGGTTGCCATGTACACAGCAGAACACGTCAAGTGGTATGACAGCTACGATGATGTCAAAGGTTTTTCTGCACTGACCAAACTTGCAGAGACATTCTGGGAGGAGCGTGGCTTGCCATATGCTTACAGGTTTATACGTGTGGGCGAGGAGTATGAAGACATAGAAGTCTCATGCAACGAGAGTGACTGTGGCGGACATGACGACAAGACAGGAGGCCACTTGGCGGACTTGCTGACCGATGCACTACAAGTACAGACTACCATTACTAACGAGGTAAATTTTGCTAACGACAATACTTTACGCAATTGCGTAAAGACTGATGAAAGGAAAGACTAATGGCTATAACATATGAAAGACTATCGACATTCGATGAGGTGGCTGAACGCTATCACAACACCAAGCCAATGAAGGGTAAGAACACAGGTAAAGATGTTAGACCTATTGCTGACAGAGCGCGTGACCATGAGCGCATTAAGAAGATATCAGACAACTGCTATCTGCTGATGAACGGTGGCTACTACGATGACGTGTTTCAGTGGTATTGCTTTAGAGGTAGGCCAGCGGCTCCAACACAAGCAGAGATGGTGGCACTAGCACCGATCTGTTGGAAGCGTCACAGCGATGGCACTGAGACTATCAAGATACGCAATGGCATTGGTACTAGTGCGCACATGAGTCACTACACGTTTCTTGAGAGGATGTTACCACGCGGTATGGGTTTCTTCGTACTGAACGGCAAGCAATACATACGTGTGGATGCTGGTGAAGCACTCTACCTACCCAAGTGTATGTACGTGTCACGTAATGCGTTTGATGATGGTTCCTCGTATATCAATTGGATGAGAGCAACCGATGACGGATCGGCTCTTACATTCAAGCGTGATGATGACAGATTTACTTTGGTTGGTGCTAGGTGTGATGCACCCAAGCCGCCACGTACCTTGGTCAACAAGAAGCAGAAGGCCAGATACAAAGACCACATAACAAGTTACCTTGAGTGGATCAGTGCTATGGCTCCGCTAATGCAGGTTGATGACTACAAGTATCGTGGGCTTATGCGTGGACAGGTGACGGAGATCACAGGTGTGAATTACTACGACCATGACGAGTTGGCAAAGTTCATGCGCCATGCTCTCACAAAACAAGATCATCCGTTACGTTTACCCATGGCTGTTGACTTTGTGTCAAGTTATGATACTATTCGTAATGTTCAGTCAGAGGCTGACGCTAAACAAGTTAAGGTAGAGTTCAACAGATGGATCAACAAAGTATGTGGGTTCACAAAGCAAGTGAAGGGATAAGAAGATGGGAGTTGATTTCAAAGATCGCACAGTTACAGAGATAATCAAGGATACTGAGTCGCAGACGTTTAATCCTAATGCCGATTTGCAGACGTTTATGGACAGATTGCAAGGCGTGTTTCGTGGTGTAAAGTTTGCGAAGATGAGGAGCAACAAGGTATGGGTATACTATCCAGACGAGCCATACCCGATGGGCTACATTGGGTACGGTGACTTTCGCACTGAGACTGCTGGTGACGATCAATACATGGTTGGTTCTCGCAAGATTACTAACGAGAAGTATGGCGAGTATCAGGATCAGTTCCGTATGAAGATGTCTGGTAATATGGACACGGCCATACGTAACGCTAAACGTTTTCTCCGTAACTTCTCACCACATGAGATGGCGAAGGCTCATGCTAATCTGTTGCGTTCCAAAGCCAACGATGCACCAGAGATGCTTGGCTCCAAGTTTCGCAAGTCCATGCGCGAGTTGTTTGACCATGAGGCAGGTAACAAGACTGGCGCGTTTAAGGGTCGTATGCTTACAGAGTTGAGACATTTGATAGACTCGGATCATGGGTTTGTCGATGGCGAGTTCGGGCATCAGTTGAAGCAGATGTTTGAGGTTGGCGACGAATGGAGAGAGTCATTCCTAAAGACAGTCAACGTGTACTTTGTTCGTGTGTTTGAGAAATTTGGCAAGCAGACATTCCAAGTAACCGAGTTGGATGATGTGCGAGATTACAACCCCCGTGTATCTGATCAGTTCGTTACATACACTGACGACTTACCAGAAGATATTATGGGCAAGTTAGCTGTCCTCTCTATGACAGAGGATGGCAACTATGTTGATGATGTGGGTATGCGCGTAGACCAAGGTATGTTCTATGTCGTTAGATGATGACGCGTTATGGCGTGTTTGCGTAGACCCCGATACAAATACTGTCGAAGTGGCATGTATTGGCATAAATAGGGTTGACAACAAACTTGCCGCTACCTACTTTAGTATAGATCACTTACCGCAATGGGTACAAGAGAGGGTGGCAGTGTTGATGATGTTAGAACCACCTGTGCCAGAGCGCGATGAGGGAGGTGATATACCGAATGAACGTAAGGTTAATCAGTATACGTTCTGGGTTAGTAAGAAACAGTCTTTGGTTAACGCCAAGTGGAACAAGGGACAGGACGCTTTCGGTTGGGAGCATCCAAGTAATAAATGAAAGTTTACGGAATTGCGTAAACTTTCGTGAATGAGGGGCGGCTCGTTGTCGCCCCTTGAAACCAGTTTTTTGATACCAGTTTTTGGGGGATCAGATGGCATTAACGCCAGAAGCGAAAGTAAAGAAGAAGGTGGTGGCAGTCCTCAAAGACTTGGGTGCGTACTACTTCTATCCAGTTACAGGTGGCTACGGCACCAGCGGTGTACCAGACATAGTAGGATGTTATCAGGGAATGTTCTTTGGTATCGAGTGCAAGGCTGGCAAGAACAAAACCACACCACTACAGCAGTTAGCCTTAGACAATATTTCCAAACAGGGTGGCCTCGCTTTGGTAGTCAACGAGGACAATATCAGTGATGTGGCTAAGTGCCTCGCCACGATACCGTTTGGACGGTAAGCAGTGAGTGCCGTAATTAACCACTGCAATGGGGGCGATCCAATGTTAATCCTTTCTATAGATCGTGACCTCAAGGGGGTAGGGTTGTCTTTCCGACTCTCCCCCGACTTTAACTTAGAGGGGTAAGAAAGATGCTATGCGTAAAATGTAAAAAGGACACAAAGGTTACAAACAGTAGGGGTATAAACAGTGCGTGTAGATCCGCACCAAAAGAAAACACAGTAAAACGTAAAAGGGTGTGTTTGACTTGTGGTCATCAGTTTTGGACGCGAGAAATATTATGGGTTGATCTTGTCAAAGAACCGCAAGCAGTAAGCAGTCCAAAACAGAAACTGGAAGCACCGCGCCTCAAGAAGTCCAATTTACATAAGTTAAGACCTAAGAAAAAAGATATAGTTAGAGATGTAGACAAGATGACAGATGCAGAACTAGAGGCTCTCATATACGATGGGGGAGGATTTGATTATGACGAAGATTAGCGCAAGACGTGCAGAGGTATTGGCATCTTATGGTAAACGTAAACCCATGAGTGCTAAAGAGAATAAACCAGATAACGATTTACCAATACATGCACCGATTGCATGGAAAAAAGATATTGAAAGTAGGATCGAAGAGCGCAACATTCGCGCCGCACTTAAAGATAAACCCAAGCTAAACCTGAGTAGCGAGGATCGGGCGTTTCGTAAATTGCTTGCAGATAAACAAAGAAGGCTTGAAGTCAATAGAATACACTTAGATGGTTTGTTGACAGCCGCAGGTGCTAAAAGAGGCACTAGAGATTTACCATCTGCTTTTGATGACACGTCAGCAATTTATTACAATATGCAGGACAACTTTATTGAGGAGCAGTACAACAACAGAACATCCGCATTTGATGTACGTCATAACGACTTAATAGAAACAGATCCTGAGACAGGTAAGATGCTGTGGCATGGTAACGTATGTGAGATATGCAAAATGCCACCAAGCACTATGGGCGAAGTCGTGCTGGCTCAATACGGTACGGCAGATTTTGTCTGTGTGGACTGCGGCAAGCTAATTGAAACCAAAGGCTTGGGTATGCGCGGTTGGATATTTGAATCTAGGAACATGGCTAATAAGGAGGACGAAGATGAGTGAAAACAAAATATTAACTGATGATAAGTTAGTGATTGACGGTAATGAATACTTCTATAACGAACTTGCAGAAGATCAGAAGTATGCTGTAAATCAGATAAGGAATCTGGATGCAAAGTTAGCAGAAGTAGAGTTTAGCGCAAACCAATTACGAGCGGCTAGACAATATTTCCAAATAACTTTATCTGCTTCTTTAAAGAAAGAACCCAGTGATGATAACGCAGGGTGATGGTAGCTTTCAAAAAGCTATAGACAACGGCCTATGCCCACGGTGTGAGGCGGCTGTAGATTATCATGAAGAGATAGTCACATGTAATGTCTGTGACTTAACAATGGCTGGTGCAGGGATACAAAAACAAAAAGACCCTAATCAGTTAGAACTGCCGTTAAAAGGAGAACAACATGGCACGGAAGAAAATGAATAAAAAAGAAAAAGTATTACGTTATATGATTAAGCATAGGACTGCCTCTGTAAAACAAGTGGCAGAAGCTTGCGGTTGTACTACTAAGTACGTGTACACTCTTAGGTCACAATCAGGCACACCAAAAGAAGTTATAGAGAAAGAACTCAACGTGCAGCCTGTAGTCACCGAGACTTTCAAAGACTATTCGGGTAACAAATATAGCACATACGCATTGGAAGAGGTTGAAGAAACCACCGATGATCGTGTGCGTTCAGAAACGTTGCGTGAAGCAGAGAGCCTCGTGTCTGGTGACAGAGAAGAAGAGCATGGAGAGTTTTGGAAGAACGCTTACCTCACCTCTAAGTTATGGCACGGGTACACAGGTTGGGACATCCAGCCAGAACAAGTGCCTGTCATGCTCGCACTCCTTAAGATAGCCAGATCGGTTGGGGCTAGACAGCAAGAGTCCAGCGGCAAAGATAATTTTGTTGATGCTTGTGGATATCTGGCACTAGCCGCAGAGTTAGATCAGTTTGATCCAGAAGACATTGACTAATGGATTTGATCACACTCGACTTTGAAACATATTACGACAGGGATTATTCCCTGTCGAAACTCACTACTGAAGCCTACGTCCGTGATCCTCGTTTTGAGGTGATAGGCGTGGGTGTAAAAGTAAACAAAGAAGAAACGGAGTGGGCTAGTGGCACACACGAACAGATCAAGGAATACCTCAAGTCATTCGATTGGCAGAACTCTATGTTACTTTGCCATAACACCATTTTTGATGGCGCAATTCTTAATTGGATATTTGATATTAGCCCTCGGAATTACACTGACACAATGTGCATTGCTCGCGCTATTCACGGGGTCGAAACTAGTGCGAGCCTCAAAGCGGTCAGTGAAAAGTATGGAGTTGGAGTCAAAGGAACCGAAGTTGTTAACGCGCTCGGTAAGCGAAGAGAAGACTTCACACCCGAAGAACTAGGTAACTACGGTGATTACTGCGTCAATGACGTGGATCTCACATACAAACTGTTTACCATCATGGCGAAGGATTTTCCGCGTCAGGAACTGAAGTTGATTGATCTTACCCTGCGCATGTTTATAGTTCCGATTTTGGAGTTAGATCTGGGCCTACTAGAACAACATCTCACAGAAACACGTTATCGTAAGGATGAGTTGTTGGAGAGCGCCGGGGTAATCAAAGAAGATCTTATGAGTAACCCTAAGTTTGCGGAATTACTCAAGTCGCTTGGCGTTGAGCCGCCGATGAAGATCAGCCCTACAACTGAGAAAGAAACATTTGCATTTGCCAAGTCAGACGAAGCGTTCAAGGCGTTAGCTGACCATGAGAATGAGCAGGTACAAGCGTTGGTTGCGGCAAGGCTAGGCACTAAATCTACATTAGAAGAGACACGCACACAGCGTTTCATAGACATAGCAAAGCGTGGCACACTACCTGTGCCTGTCAGATACTATGCCGCGCATACTGGTAGGTGGGGTGGTGATGACAAGATCAACCTGCAAAACCTGCCCAGCCGTGGTGTGAACGGTAAGAAGTTAAAGCGTAGTATTATTTCGCCAGTCGGTTACACATTGATAGATGCAGACTCGGCACAGATAGAAGCGCGAGTGCTGGCTTGGCTTGCAGAGCAGGACGATCTCACGCACGCGTTCAGGGCTGGTGAGGATGTATATGTAAAGATGGCATCACGTATATATGGTGTGCAAGAGTCCGACGTTACCAAAGATCAACGGTTCGTTGGTAAGACCACAATCCTTGGTGCTGGCTATGGCATGGGCGCACTCAAATTCCAAGCGCAACTCAAGAACTTTGGGTTCGATATGGACATCGCGGAAGCAAGGCGTGTCATCAATATCTACCGCGAAGCTAACTGGAAAATAAACAAGTTATGGCGTGACGCCCAACAAGCCCTCGTGGCCCTGTCTAGAAAAGACAACGCACCATTGGGTTGCGGCAACGTGCTAGAGGTATGCCCACACGATAGTGCCATACGACTGCCATCTGGTTTGTTGTTGCGATATGACGATCTTGGGTTTGATACCACCGAGAGAGGCACGGAGTTTCACTACAGAGTCAGGCGCGGTCGGAACCGTATCTATGGCGGTAAGGTCATAGAGAACGTATGCCAAGCCATTGCTCGTTGCATCATTGGTGAGCAAATGCTACAAATAGCTAAGAAACATCGCGTAGTGTTAACAGTGCATGA